GACAACAAAAAAAGAGGAACGGTGATAACCGAACCTCTTTATATGGTGTTCCGACTTTCGTAGAGACCGCACGAAAGGAGTCTCATCCTTATTTATTAGAAAGGTGGTTTGGAGATTTGAATGTTATCGACATTTTCAAGAAACTTACGATAAAAACCACTCTTCTTAAGTGTATCATGATTCAACTTGTCAACAGTAACTCCAAGTTGAACTTCTCCATCAGATTTCTTCTTCAGACGATCACTTGCAATACATAGAAGGTAGTAAACCATATCAGTTCTTCCTGTAGCAGAAAGATAAACAGAGTTATCTTCAAAGAAGGATTTGAACTCCTTGGTCAAGCAACATGCAGATTCATCATCAAGAATTTCTGATTGTAAAAGAGAAAGAAAAGTTTCTGCTACTTCTGATTCATTGATAGATTCCATTAGTGCTGCCCATGCAGCAAAAGTTCTTTCCCAAGAATCATACTCAGATACAGAATCAAAAAATCCATCAACTAATGTTCTTCCACTACGCACATACTCTCTCCAAATTATCCATTTATCAATAGCATTTTGAATCGTAAGAGGGTTTCCCTGACGACGCTTAAGTAATTGTCGAAGAGTACTTGCCTCACTTTGAGTAGCAGTCTTATCCTTCCGTTGGATTTCATCTTCTGCCTTTCTCGGTTTTGCTGGAGCACATTTGGTGAAACATCCAGGAGCAACTCCAAGAACCACAATGCAGCGAACAGTTACTCCTGCTTCGATAATTGCAAGAAGACGATGTTGAAACTCTGTGATATTGCCGTCAACATTAAATGTCAATGGTTGTCCATCTTCAAGCCAACCATCCTCTCGAATACTCTTAGCAATTTTTTTGACTTGAGATTTTACAACTTTTCTATTATCTTTATTGTGATTGGCAAGAATATAAGCAGCAATTGTAGGTGTGATATTCGCCAAAAAAGTTTTCATCTCTTTTGACTTAGGATCAAACCCAAGATCAACTTCTTCAAGCAGATCAAAGTCTTTCATTGTTTTTTTCATTCGTTCAGCAACATTAGAACATTTTAATTATACAGGTTGATTAGTTATCTTGTCAAGGGCCAACCTGTCTCCAAGAACTCGAACCATTAGATTTAATGTCCTTTGGTGAGGTCTTTGTTTCCAACCATACCACGGTTTTTTCTTCCCGTCAACATATGGTGGAGTCTGACCAACATGATAGTATTGGTCAGCAGTGATATCATACACCTTATCGGTGGTGGTGTCAACTAACCACCAGTGTGCTTCATCATGATAATCGATTGCAGTTCTCTGCTCAAGAACATCAGTGCCCATCAAATAGAAAAGAGCCTGTGAGGAATGATAGCAATGTCCAAACATTGGATTAGTTGCATTCTCTGCACGATATTTTTTAGTAACCAATTCTGGCGTTAGATTATTAGAAATATATCCCATGACCGATTCGATCTCAGTCATAGGATATGGATTATAAGTTAATGTTCTGGTTTGAAATATTTCCTTATCTTTATAACGATGTCTTTCAACTGTTTTCATTCACTCTCTTGGGGTTTGGTCTTTTTCCCTATATTATACTTTTGCTCCAGAATCCAGTCCGACTTATCCTTATAAGCCAGAACTTTGATTTGATTTAGTGGAGCGATGTCAGAAACTGAATCTTCTTTTACTACTGAGATAAGTCCCCAGTCAGCAAGCAAACGTGTAATACGGTTACGTCTCTGAACATCGTTAACAGTAAGGTTAGCATGTTTTCCGTCTAATGCAAAGAGCTCTTTGAAGTGAACGATAAAATATCTACCCTGCTTATGCAGAATGTGACAGGATTGATAGAGTTTTTTCTCTTTGCGGGATGCAACTCCAATTCTGGTTAGCGTTTCTCTGACTTTCAGAAAATCATCGGGTTCATTTAAAAGAACCTCCACCATCTGATCTTGAGACCAATCAACCGTAGGTTCTACAGTATTAGTCATTTCATTCCTCCAATATCAAGTCGTTGTTTAATAAAATTAATCTGTTCTTTAGTCAGGATTTTCAGAGCTTGAGATGCTTTTTCATTACTATAACCATAGTATTGTTTGACGCTTTCCAGGTCCGTGACTTTATCCTTTCGGAGCCAGGGAGAAAATCTCTTCTTTTTCCTCAAAGTATTTAGATAAAAAGAATATTGCATATCTTTATCAAGAAAGTTATACTTATTCATTTCATTAGCGAACATGACACAATCAAGGTGCCCAGACAAACAACGATTAATGATATATGGAGGGTAAGAGCTAATGTTCTCACTTAAATCTTCCTTATTGAAGTTGATCGAATTTAACCAGTCTTTTAATTCCATTATCTAATAATTTGAATGTCATCATCGTCAGTCCAGAGTTCTACTTTGTTTCTGAACCTACCTTCTGCTTTGAGTTTTTCATATCTCTTAGTTGATTTCTTTTTCCACCAAGCAATAATGTTCTCAAGATGAAACTTATCCCAGTTAGGACCACGAACTAACTCTTCTTGCTCACCAAGAATTACTTCTTTGACATTTGAATATCCATATTCACAGAAGTAAGTTCTCTTCTTTTGAGTTAGAGATAATGCAGTCGTTATCACCGAATTGAACTGCTCAAGTTTCTCACCCATTCCATATTCTTTTAAAGAATTACGAGTGATGGAAATCATTTTTGTTTGACGTTTCATCTTCTTAGAAGACGCTTTCTTGTCAGTCAAAGGTTGATTATTGTTCCACACAGTAAACCGATCATGGAGACGGTGAAATGCTTCATCGTGAAGCAGAGGCAGGAATTTACTTTCAGTCAATCCCTTGTACCGCATGAAGGGTTTAAGTCCATCATATTGTGAAGCATCTGTAGTAGACCCGTAAAGAGACGTAGTTTCAAACAGAGCAATGTTCTTCTCAAAGACCTCGTTCAGCGTCTCACGGGCATAGTGAGAGCAGCACAGAAGTGCAAGGAGTTTGCCTCCAAGATAGTTATATCCAAACGGTTGAGATGGCACAATCACAAATCCCATGGCTGCATGACGATTAAAGATTGAAAGATTAGGTGATTGACCTAACCAGATGTTCCTTGGTTTAGAGTTAATAGTAGGAGATCCAAAGCGAATAAACCCAAGACAAGTTTGCGTCTTCTTCTCAAAGATCATCCAACGCAATTCTCTACCAGGAATGTTACTCTCATTGTTATGGGAGGATACTGCCCTTAGTAGATTACCATAGTGTTCTTGTGGCATTGACTGCTGAAAGCGAGTACCAACAAACTTAATATCGAACTCCATCTCTTGTGGATGAATATCTTCATTGAAGAACTCATCATGAAGTGGCGCAAGAGAACTTGTAGATTTGATTACTTCTTTTTTTACAAAACGCAAATAGTCCTCAATATTTCCCATCTGAGAGAAATACTTGATGAATTCGTCTGCAGACCAAACTGCATCATCCTCAGATAGAATCATAGGTAGTTAGGTTCATCACCTTTATGAAGAAGAACGCCATCAACATTCCGAAGTAATTGTTGCACATCATCGTGCAAAATACGATACCCAGTACCGACATATAATTGTCCAAGGACAACTGATACTGTAGCAGTTCCCCAAAAAACGTAATACCATTTGGATTTTACTTGTGCTCTAATCTTGGTTTTCATAATGTTTAATAAGTCGTTCGGCTTGTTTTCTATCAATCCCACAAGGGGCATTCTTAAGGCATCTAATGATAACCTCATTATCGCATATGGTGGGTTTGATTGTAAACCCCCACTTGTCAACTTCACCTTCAATAGGTGCTTCGCATGGGTCGAATTCATGTGGCATTATTCAATACCAGGAGGGAAGTTTTCAATCTCAGTCAATTCATAATCCCAGTCTTCCATGACTTTATTAGCAAGGAATCTATCAGAGAGCATTTCCAATTCCTTCTCAGCATACTCTCTACTCTCTGCCTCCAACCAAACATCGACCACCTTACCCAATCTAAGTTTCTTAATATTGAGTTCAGACAATCGTTTACAGGCATCTCTCACGGCGTTGCCAGGTGAATCATCAACCTGTGATCGTAGTCGGATGAATACTAATGCTTTAAACTTCATTTAAACTCGCCCCATCAATAACAATATCCTGATTGTAGTGTGCATTAATAACCATACCAAACATTGCTATCCAATAAGCAAGTATTAATGCTGTTCCAATTGACCACATATTACCAGTATATTTGACGAATATATTATCTCCTTTTTGA